CCGAAGGATGCGGATGGAAGCTGTACACATCAGCCCACAGCTACTCATTAACTGATTTCTCAATAGCCAAAAAGCATGGCGAGGTGTATCCTGAAGATGGCACTTTTCTATTTCAATTCGAGAGCGAAGATGAGAATAATGTGCATGACTACTTTATGTCTGATCGTTATGTTATCTGATAGATATAACAGCCGCTTTATTTGCGTGCAGAGCTCACTACCGGGAGAGGAGTTAGAGTTCAACGAGATGGCTCAGAAAGTAGTCTATGAATCTTGGCGAAGTTACTTCCAAAATAATCCTGATGAGTTACACAAGAGAGCCTAATTGGGATAAGCTCAAGCCTACAATAGATTGGGATGAAATGGAAGAAAAGTTAGCAGATAAGTTAAGTAAATTAATTCACACACAAATAAATAACAGAGTTATGAATCAGTCAACAGTTAAATCACAGAAATTCGTTAGAAATTGGGATGGCCCATCAGGTACAATCTATTACTTTGACCTTGTCTTAGAGAATGGAGAGGTAGGGCAGGTAGGTGTAAAGGACATGAACAGTCCTAAAATAGCAGTAGGCGCTACAATTCACTACACAGCTGAAGAGCGCACAGGGCCAACAGGTAGAAAGTCAACTAACTTTAAGTTACAAAATCCTAACCCATTTAATGGAGGAGGTAGCAGTGCTGCTCCAAGTGGTGCGGTGAATAGCAACTCTAATTACCGCAAGGAAAGCCCTGATGTTCAGAATTCAATCAGCAAATCAGTAGCACTTAACAACGCTGTATTATTCTGCAAAGAAACTAAGGGCAGCAAGCCAAGTGATGTGTTACATACAGCTGAGATATTCTTGGCATGGCTTAAGAATGAGTATGTAGAGGCAGTAATTGAAACTAAATTAGCTATCACAAATGAAAGTGCAGACGATGAAATGCCATTCTAAATTAACTCCATTTCACGCATGGGTGCGCAGTCATTTTTTGACTGTTGCACACTTTGCGGAAGTGCTGGAGGTAAGTTACCCAACAGCACAGAAGTACATTAAGCAGCCTCGCTCTATGAAGGTAAGCGACATAGGTAAGCTGTCTAATGTTACTGAGGAAGAGATACCATACATTTTAGAACTAATGAAGGATAGCAAATGAAAAAGATAAAAACACCAGTAGAGTTTTTAGAAGACGCGTTGTATGTTAATGTAATAGTAGAAAATTCTAATAAATGGATTATTAACGAAAATGATTTAGTTAGAATTTTTGCTAAAGCGAAAGAAATGGAAAGGCAATACAAGCAAAAATTAGCAGATGATGCCTTTAGATTAGGCCTTGAAACAGGTAAAGTATTTAAATCAATAGAGTTATGAGCAACGCAGTAGAGAAAAAGATAGCAGATTTAATTTTGCTTATACCATCGGAGCAGCAGCAGTATGCACGTAGAAGGATAGATAACTTAGTTAGAGCAGTCATAGAGACTCCTATACCTGAACTTAAATGGCAAACAATTAACGGAGAGGTAGAGTCTTTAAATGAGCAGCAAGTTAATGCAATGATGAAGGTAGTGTGTAAGCTCACCCAGGTAGATTGGAGCGAGCTTAAGGGCAAGTGCAGAAAGCGTGAGATAAATGATATTAGGCAGACGTCTATGTGGATCTTACGCAAGGGTACTTCACTAAGCTTCGCTAACATAGGTGCTATATTTAATAGACATCATGCTACTGTATTACATGCTGTAGAATCGGTAAATAACATGATTGAAACTGATAGCATGTACAGAGGTCAGGTGGAGCAGATTCTAAATCACATAGATAACGAGAGGCTAACTAAAGCCTTTGAAAAATTAACTTAATCAATCAATCAATAATCATGAAACAAACCACAATTCAATTTGAGAAAAGAAGGAGAGAGCTTGTAACCATTCAAAGATTACAGCAGGCTGTAGACTTAATAGCTCAGGGCAACTTTATGAGTGACGCTATGAGAACTCAAGGCTTAAGTCCAGGCTTTGGAAAGTTTTTAATAAGCGCAAGAATCCTTGCGAGAGTAGACCATAAAACAGTAGTAGTACTTAAGCCAAAATTGGAGCGCAAAGATTACTACAGAGTAATGGAGCTTCAAAAGAAATACCATCAAAAGAGTAATGCAAAGCGCGAATCAGTAACCGGTTACAACCAGTTACAAAAAGCAGATACTGACATGCTTGGCTTAGTGAACATGCCACAAACTGAGCCTATTAAATTGCAGCGCACTCCTAAGCCAAGAGTTAAAAATGCTATAGCATTGCCATGGTGGAAGAGATTCTTATTATATTTGGCCAATCACTAATCAATTAAACCAAATGATGACTATTCTATTAAGGCGCATCGAAGCGCTTGAGGAGAGGGTAAAAGCGCTTGAAACAAAGCGCTCTGCCTCTACCAAATTTACACCACCATCTTTATCTGATGTAGTAGCCTACATGGATGACTTAGTTCTATCTAAGAAATTCTACTGCCATTACGAATCTAATGGATGGAAGGTAGGCAAGAATTCCATGAAGAGCTGGAGAGCAGCAGCTGATCAGTGGAAAGCAAGAGAGATTAACAATAAAAAAACTACAGAAGATGAGCAAAGAATTGGCCGCATCACAACAGCAGAGCTTCAGTCGTTCACTAAGCGCTGAGGAGAAAGCTATCACAGCATGCGTTAGCTCACCTAAGCTAAGCAGCCTAACTGAGCAGGAGTTCAGAGAGCTAATAGCGCAGGCTGCTGTAGTAAATAGCATTAAAGCTTTGCCTTCAGACATCGAAGTTAACTTGCTTCGCCAGGTAGCAGATACAACTTACAAAGGCTTAACAGTTAAGGATTGGCAGAATGCTTTTCTTTACAATGCGATAGGTAAAGACTTCGAAAGAGTAGAAGCATTCAACCTATTTAGCGTAGCCTTTATGAGTGATGTATTTAAACGCTATCAGGAATACAAGAGCAAAGTATGGCGAGAGCTGAATAAGGCTATTATACTACCTGAATCTGAGCCAAAACATGTAGAGGCTACTGATCCATTAACTGCTCTGCACGCTGACGTTCAAAGATGGCAGGAAGGCAAAGAAAGCTGGGTAGAGATAGCTGCACCTTACAACTGTCAAAGGTTATTCAGGAAGGGTATCTATAAGAAGTCTCAATGGAGTGTAGAGGTATGGCAGCGCTTTGATGACTTAGCTAAGGCTAAGACTGAGGCTAAATTTAAATCAGCTAATCGCGTAGTGTTAGGCGCATCTGCACAGGAAGAGTTCGACAACTACCAAAAGATAGAGCTGAGCCGGTTAATTTACATAGACATCATTAAAAAACTAATCAAAGAATCATGAAGTATTTAGTTATTCCAAAAGAAGAATCACTTATAACAGTAGATTATGTTATAGAAAGTGATGAGTATACACACTCACTATACTACTCTGGTAGTGATATGTGGGCCTCAAAATTACAAGGCAAATTAATAGGCTCAATTTACGATGATGGTAATGGAGTATTTTTATCTGATTGTTGGGTAAAAAGATGTCTTACTTACAGTGAATTAAGTGAGTTAAATATTTTACTTACGTTTATTAACAAAGTAGATCATGGCTCTTATAGATTTTCCATTTTAAAACAAGAAGAAATATGATACCATTTCACAAATCAATTAAGTGCTACCGTTTATTTTACGGCTACAAGCAGGAATACATCGCATTCAAGTTAGGCATTGAGCAGAGTAATTACTGCCTCAGAGAAAATGGAATTAGCAACTGGAAAGACCATGAGATAGAGATACTCAAAGAGCTATTTAAGATAGAGATAAGGGAGGAAAAGCTGTGAAAGTATTTGAATTTAATGAGCAGAATGTATGTGAGAATCCAATCCTTAAAACGCTCAAGTGCCTTAAAGGATATGAGGCTCAGATTAGTGTAGCTATTGTTAAGAATGGTAAGTGGAGTTATGCTATTAGATTCCATGGTAAAGACCAGGGATGGGGACAGCCTCTAATCTATCATGCTGAGCACAACGTATACGATACGCAAGAGGAAGCTCATAGAGAAGGTGCTTTACTTCTTTACAATCAAATAAAAGCTAACAACGATTTTAAAAGATATGATAGAATTTTAGATATTCTTTTAGATGAAATTAGCACTAAGGCTGAGAATCAATTAACACTATTCTGATTCAATAATCTAAATTTTTCCACTAATAAATATAAGAGCTCAGCTATACGCTGGGCTTTTTTATTAAACATAAACGTATGAATCTATTTAGAAAGAAGAAGGAGCCTGTAGATTTAAACGCAAAGCTGCTGCCTGAGCTATGCAGCACATACGTTATCCAATGGAACTACTCAGAAGATATCGGCAACGAGGCTGTATTGGCTGAAAACATTCCTTTCATGTTTGATGCAAGAAAATGCGTAGGCATTCAAGCTGAGGTAGAATTTAGAAGTGATGGTACTTACTACGTGGGACATCGCACTTTAGCTTTGATGCAGGGCATAGATAATCCAATGGTCATAGATGTGCCATACAACGAATTTAAAAAGCATTATCAGGAGCTTAAATCTAATATTATAACTAATGATTACATCATACAGAGAGGGTAGAAATGTCATAGTAACTACTTGCAAGAGTGGTGATAAATTCTTAATGATGTCTGACCTGCACTGGGATAATCCTCACTGCGACAGGAAGCTACTCAAAGCTCACTTAGATAAGTGCCTTGAAGAAAATATCTACTTTGCAGTTAATGGAGATTTATTCTGCGCTATGCAGGGCAAGTACGATCCGCGCAGGAGTAAGAATGATATTAGACCGGAGCATAACGTGGCTAACTACTTAGATGCGCTTGTGAACACTGCGATAGATTGGTTTAAGCCATACGCTCACTTGCTTGTGTTTGTTGGCTATGGTAACCATGAGACTGCTATCACAAAGAACTGTGAAACTGATTTAATTGAGCGCTTTGTAAGTGGATTAAACAGAGAGGCAGGTACCAATGTATTGGTGGGTGGATATGGTGGATGGTGGATACACAGAGTGAGCAAAGGAAAGAGCAGCAGTTTTATTTTTAAAACTAAATATTACCATGGATCAGGAGGAGGAGGAGTAGTTACTAAGGGAGTAATTCAAAATAATAGAATGGGAGTTATGATTGATGGCGCTGATTGCATTTGGGCAGGCCACGTGCATGAACTTTACCATCACGTTGATATGGTAGAAGAGTTAAGCTACAGCCCGGGTAATAGCTATAGAATCAATATGCGCTACGTGCATCACATTCGTACAGCTTCATACAAAGAGGAATATGATGAGGGCTACATGGGCTTTCACGTAGAGCGCATGAGACCTCCTAAACCTTTAGGCGCTTACCTATTAGAATTAAATTTAGAAAGAATTAGAATACCTGTAGATACTCACCTCGTTGTACCTAATTTTGTACAATGGCGGGACAAATAGACTACAACTTTAAACCTCTCACAAGGCAATCAGAAGCACTTAAATTCTTATCAGTAGACTCAGACGTTGAAACTATCCTCTATGGAGGAGCAGCAGGCGGTGGGAAAACTATGCTCGGCTGCATGTGGCAAATCTTGAGACGTTTAAAATACCCAGGCACAAGGTCTCTTATAGGCCGAGCTAAGTTAGATACGCTCAAGAAAACTACAATGGCTACCTTCTTTCAGGTGGCTCATGAGATAGGCTTAAAAGCAGGCGAAGATTTTATCTATAATCAGCAATCTCACATCATTAAGTTTAGCAATGGCTCAGAGATAATCTTAGCCGATTTGTTTCTCTATCCATCTGATCCCATGATGACCGATTTAGGCGGCTTGGAAGTTACAGATGTATTCATAGATGAAGCTACAGAAATAACTGAGAAAGCTTATAGCATCGTTAGCTCACGTATCCGGTATAAGCTTAATGAGTTTAATCTTAAGCCTAAGATATTACTCACGTGTAACCCATCGAAGGGATGGATATACAATCAATTCTATCTACCTTATAAGAATCAGAATCTACCTGCACATAGAGCATTTGTACAAGCTCTACCTGGGGACAATTTGTACCTACCTGATAGCTACGTAACAAGTTTAACAAGATTACCCGAAGCAGATAGAAAGAGATTACTTGAGGGAGATTGGGAATTCGATAACAGCTCAGATAGATTATACATGTACGATGAACTGATGCGCTGCTTCAGAGAGCCAATGGCTGTGGGTGAGGGATACATCACAGCAGATATAGCGCGATTGGGTAAAGATAGAACTGTGCTTTGCGTATGGCGAGGCTTAAGCTGCATAGATATAGTTATACTTAGGCAGAAGAGACAGGATGAAGTTAAGGCAGAAATACAGCGCCTAATGAATCAGCACCAAGTAAGGTTAAGCAACGTGCTTGCAGATGCTGATGGGGTGGGTGGAGGCCTTGTAGATAGCCTTCGATGCAGGGAATTTATGAATGGTAGTAAAGCAGTAAGAGGCACTCAGTACATGAATCTAAAAGCTGACTGCTACTTTAGATTAGGTGAGTTAATAGATAAGAATGAGATAACGCTGCCTATTAAATATCAGGAAGATATAGTGAAAGAGCTTGAGTTAGTAAGGAGGGTAGATCCTGATAAGGAAGGAAAGCTCAGAGTAACGTCTAAAGATACTATTAGCCAGCGCACAGGTGGAATATCTCCCGATATAGCAGATGCTATAATGATGCGAGCTTACTTTGAGCTAAATCGCAATTACACTAAGTACGCATTTATCTAATTAAAAGTGTAATCCATTACATTTATTCGTACTTAAAAGTGTGATAGAGTCCCATTAAAGTATTATTTAGCAGTCATTAGGGCCTTATATTACCCATTATGCATGGTATAACATACTTTAATGTCGCAAGTATAGTAGACTTTTGCGACAAAACTATATCTAAAAGCTCCTAAAATTGACCACTTTTAGGATTCGATATGCAATTGCGTATAAAACAAAATAGGCCTACACGTTTGTAAGCCTATCCTGCAATCAATAATCAATGTTAGCCTAAACCAAAAGCTAAATGGATAGCCAAATATACTGCGTAATACCTATGTGAATAAGTATGTTAACAACATGTTCATAGTGCTTAAGTTAATTAACTAATTTTGAATCATGAAGAATGAAGAGGCACTCATTCAAGAGGCTGTTATTAACTATTTGGTAGCTCAATATCCAAAAGCACTTTACTGTGCTTCGGCAGGTGGGGTAAGAACATCCATGCGCCAAGCTGTTAAGATGAAGAAAACAGGATATGTTAAAGGCTTTCCTGATATCTTTATCTATGAGCCGCGTAAATGGTGGCATGGCTTAGCTATTGAAATGAAAACTGCTAAGGGTGTGGTGAGTCAAAGTCAAAAGGAGTGGAGGAAGAATTTAGATCAGAGAAATTACATGGCCTTTGTTTGCAGAAGCTTTGATGAAGCCAAAATAGTTATAGATGAATACCTGGCGCTCTGAGTTTGATAAGTGTTATTTAGAGTGGCGCAGGGTGGCGCATAGTGTGGTGCGTGCAGATGTAGCAGATGAGCTTTTACACGATACGCTATTAAAGATTCTTGAGAGTGATAAAGATAAGTTACAGGATATCCATAACAGAGGTAAGCTGAATAATTACGTAAGCAATAGCATTCGATTAGCTGCACGATGTAGTAACAGTTCATTCAATTATTCACTCAGAAGATTCGAAAAGATACGCAACGATTTGAAAGATGATATTATTGATGATGTGAACAAGAGCGTAGGGATGCGCTTAGAGAATGAGCAGTTAGATATCTTCATCAGCAGACTTCCCTACTTTGAAAGAGAGCTATTCTTCTTATACGCATTAGACGATTTCAGCTATCAGGCTTTAGCAGATGAGACTGGAATACCTTTGAACTATCTTTACCGGACAATTAAGAAAGCTAAATTAACACTACGTAATTCATTACAGATATGATGATTAACAGCAATGACTTTGAGGCAAGAGTCAAGATATGCAAAGAGTGCCCTGTATACAATAAGCAGTTTAGCACTTGTGGTCCTCCAATCAATGCCATTAACCCATTTAAACGGCCTCATCAAATTGGTGAGATAACCTTTAAGCCTTGCGGCTGCCCTGTGGATCACTTAGCAAGTTATGCAGCTACTGACTGCCCAGCTAAGCAATGGCCTAAGCTTGATGTTAAAGATTGGCAGATGCCAACACTTGAACACATCAGAGAGATTAGGAAGCGTGGAAGATTAGAGCCAGGTGAGATGGCTAAGATATTCAAACTCAGAAAAGAATATCTCGGTGTTAGAGATGGCAGAAGCTTTACATCTTGCGCTCCCTGCATGAATGACCTGCTAAACAGATTAGAGAGGCATTTGATGGAGGATATAGCTAAAGCTGAACAAGCTCAAGCATTGATTGAATTAACTAACTTAGAGCTCACTGCTGAGCCTAAACCTAAAAAACGTAGAGCTAAAAGAAAAAAACTATGACACTATTAATTATTTATTTAGTAGGCTTCCTACTTCACTTTGGAATCCTATCTCTGAACGTTTACAGACATCAGAGGCACTTATCTTCTTACCATTGGTATGCTTATGTGGGCATAGCTTTTACAGGCCTTGTATGGCTGCCTTTTTGGATATACATCACAGTGCTACGTTTTAAACAGCCGAAATAGTTTTCCACAATAGTACGTATAATTAATTTACAATTCTATATTTGTCTCATGCGCAAGATTACTGTTAGACATAAGATTGATTTAAGGTTTAATAATTCCCCTCTGAACGGGCGCATACGTTCTTTGGGGTTTTATTGTTTTAAGATATGACAGCAGCACTATTCCTGAGTAAGTCAAAGCTCAGTAACCAATGACTAAACTTGCATCACATCAATGCTTGGAACGAGCAACTACTCTTTTAAGAGTGAGGCAGTTTGTTTTTCTTGGGGGAGCTTTTTCTTTTCTTTCTTTTTCTTTTTACCTTTTTTCTTTTTCTTTC